CCCGCCGCCACCACGGCGACCGCCGCCCTCTTCACCGCCACCGCCTTCTCCTGATGACTAAGCAATCGCCGAGTCAGTCAGACCGTCGATGACGAAGAACGAGCGGCGCCCGTTATCGACCGACCACTGGCGCTTCCACTCGATCCGCTTAAACACGTTGCTCAGCGTCGGGTGCGGCATGATGCTGCTGATTTGGCGGATGAAGCCAATGCTTTCGTTTCCAATGGCGCCCGCGCGAACGGTGTTAAGGCGCAGCGAGTTCCAGTTGATGCCCAGCATCGGGTAGGTAGCGGTGGTGTTCTCGCCGTCCGCATCCCACATGGCTTCCTTGCTGAGGTAGCGCGACCAGTCGATGGTGACACCACCGAACGCGATCGTGCCTTCCTTACCCATGTCGGTGCGAACCGGGTCAGGAAGCGCAGCGTCGTTACGCAGCTTTTCGAGGATGGCCTCGAACGAATCGAGGTTGCAGTAGACGTGCGTGGGACGCTCGATTTCCGAGTAGCTCGCGTTCAAGATCGCCGACTGGAGGTCAGTGAAGATCTTGTCGTGCTTGCCCGACGTGCCGGTAGTCGCGGTTTGGTAAGGCGTCCAACGGCTAATGTCGTCGGTGGTGATGCCCGCATAAGCCTCTGAAGTGGTGTCGCCGTCGTCCGACCTAGCCGTCGAAGCGAGCATGACGGCAGGAAGGCTGGTCGGGAAACCAGAGGAGTAGTCCGCGTCCGCGATGGCAGCGCCACGCTTGGTCGAGCCCGTGCCCGTGCCCACTGCACCAGCGTTGCCGCGCACGAACAGTTGCTCCTCTTCGTTGAGGATGTGCATCATGTTCGCCTTGACGACCGTGCTGACGTAGTCGATCAGGTTGCCCGGAGGTTGCGACTGCGGGAAGTTGATGTTCCGCGTAGCAGCTTGCAGCGTGAAGCGGCAGTGCGTCAGGATTTCCTTCGCCGTCGCCGACAGGTTGTTCTCCTCCGGCACACCGCTGAGCCTGTCCGGCGAGTAAAGCGACGAGTCTTCACCGTGATCGTAAAGCAGCGGAGACCGAATGTTCTCGGCGTCGTTGACGACGAAGACGCGGCCTTGCGAGGCGGCGGCCTTCAGGAACTTCTCACCGGAGTCGGTAAGAACATTGATTGGGTCGGTGCTGTAAGTGTCCAGCGCCGTTGAGACCAGCGTGTCGAGCGTCTGGTCGTAGGTAGGAGGCAAAGCCATGAAACTAAAAGCAGGTTAGGAGTTACTGATTCGGGAAATGGAATCGTTCAATGCGCGACGCATCCGGTTGTCCATGCTCGAATCTTCCGCAGCACTGCCTGCGTTTAGCTGTAGTGTGCCGTCTCCGAATTGCACCGTCCCGTCGGGGGCTGGAGCGCTTCGGGACAGACCGCTCTTAGGCGCGCTGCTGGAGAGCGTGCTAGCTCCCGACATTGCGACCAAAGTGCGGATACCGGCCTCGCTAAGAAGAATTTCTGGCGTGAGCTTGCCTGTTTGAACGGCGTCCACGTAAGTCTGTTGGACTTTCTGGTAGCCGTCTGAGCCGGGATGCAAACCTTCACTGCCAAGGACGTTCAGGAACGCTTCCTTGGCCGCCTCGCGGCGCTGATACTCGGCATCCTTGCTGGCTAGCAACTCTTCGATCTGGCTACGGTTCATGTAGCCGTCGTCTACAAGACGCTTGCTCTGCCTTTCGTCATTCTTAGCAACAGCATCGTTGACTGCTTTGCTAACGTAAGACTCGATCTTGGAACGGACATCGCCGTCCACATCTAGGTCATCCAAAGAACGGATCTTTTGCTCCGCAGGGGCTACTTGCGCAGCCGCATTTCCCGCTTCCTCAGCCAAGTCTACCTGCGGTGCAGGCTCTGGGCTGGGAGTTACAGGTTGCGTTTCCTCGGTGGCAGGTTCTTGGGTAGGTTCAGACACGCTTACCTCTCGGCTCGGTTTGAAGGGAACTACCCAGTGGGTAGCGTAAGTGTTTAAATGTCATTCGTCAACTCCGCCAACTGCGCTCGGAGACTCTCCAGTTCGCAGTTGACGCGGCACCGTGGCCTTAATTTGGGCCTGTTTCGATACGAACTTTCCCGTATCGAGTGAGATGCCGTGCTTCTGATAGACGGTTTCCATCTGCCGCTTGGATGTCACCATGCGGTCAGGGTGGTTCGGGTGTAATTGGGGGACCAGCTTGCCTTCGCTCCAGGCGCCTTCGGTAGAAACAAAGCCACCTAAGCGTTTAGACCGAATATCCTGATCTGCCTGCACGGCGCCGCACTCAGGGCAGGGCTCGGGGCGCGAAGCCTCGGCCATACGCTTGCTGACCTCAAAAGGGCCGCAATCGGGGCATCGGTAGGGGTAAAGCATTAGTAGGTTGTCTCACCGATGCCGCCTTGGGGCATGGCTTGCGGGGTTTGGCCGGTAGCGAGGGCTGCTTGCATGTTGTTGTCTACCTCGCCGGGGCCAGCGCCGACGCCTGGGATAATGTCGCCGCCCTGGGCGGGGTTGATGACTTGCTGGCGGCGACTTGCATACATGCGGTGCATGTCGAGGGCTTGGCGAAGGGCCATAAGCTCGTATTCGTCCGCGTTGCGGTTGACGGCTAGCTCCTGCATCTTGGAGTAGTAGGCGACATACATGTCGTGCTGGTCGTCCTCGAAGACCGCGATCGGCTCCTGCGTCTGAAGGAAGCGGATGTAGCGCTCCTCGGGGCCGAGTTCGATGGTTGGCGCGTCGAGGAAGATGTTGGCGTCTTCGATGCCCATAGCGTTGCCCAGTCGGCGCAAGGCTTCGCGCGTCATGCGTGGGATACCGCCCTGGAAGGCTTGCTGTGCGTTGGTCGTTACCGTCAACCACTGCATAAGGGCTTGGATGTCGCCCGAATTGGACAAGTGGCCAAGCTCAACGGGGTCTACGTCGAAGCTAAAGCAGGCTGTTGCGGGATCGGGGACGCGAATCGTGCGGATTACGCCGTTCTCTAGCGGGACTTCGACCTTTTTGCCGAAGATGCGGCGCTGATACTTGAAGCCGATCTTCGCAATCTTGGTCCACATGGCCGCCATGATCTCTAGGCGATCGGAATTGCGTTTAGACGCGGCGTCAGTAATGGCCGCCGCCTCGGTTGCGCTCTTTCGCGGGTTGCTTGCTACGCCTCGATCGCTTGGGGAAACGCCAGTGACGTCGTCAAACAGGCGCATGTAGGTCTGTAGGGCGCCGAGATACTCGTTGAGAACCGACGATTGCTCAACCGGGCGCATGGTGGCGTTGACGCCGCGCGTGTTGTCGTCGGGATCGACGCCGATGAACACGGTTCCGCCGGGAACGACGTTGCGGACAGCCTGGATGGCGTCGTCTTGGATGGCGTTCTTGTCGTAGAGGACCGTGTTGTTGCTTGTGCGGACCTCGCGGTCGATCTGCACCAGCGTTTGCACGATCATCCGCATTAGCGGAATCCAAGAAAGCACCTCAGCAGCGGGGACATCCTCGCTTGGGGCCGGATCGAGGAAGTTGCCGATGACCAGCGGGCACTCGGGGATGGTTTCTGTGCAGACGTAGGTGCCGACAGGGCTCTCGACGTCCTCAGTCAAGTTAGTCTCGGTCAGGTTCGGGTCTTTGCGCTTGTTGCGGGTCACAAAGATCGACATCGGGCAGCCCTTGCCCTTCGTGTGGTGGTTAAACCCTTCGTGGTAGCACTCGGTAACGCGCACAATCTCCCACGGGTTCGGGCTAAGCTGATCGTCGTGCTCTGGCTTCCAGTGTTCTGGCAAGTCGCCGAACTGCATGTCGTAGGAGTGCCAGAAGAAGCGGCGGTGAAAGGGCTCGTAGCCGCAGTCACGCGCTTCAATCGCGCTGTATTTAATGCGGTCGTAGGCAATCTTCTCGTGCTCGTCGTAGGTGACCTTGACGCCGAAGTAGGGCGAGAGCAGGCCGTTAAACGCGGCTTTGCGCATGGCGGCGCGGAGGTCGCCGTGGTCGGTCATGATGCGCGTGAGCATGTTCTGCTCTTCGGCGAGGTGCGCCGCTCCGGGGACGCGGGCCTTGGCGCGGTAGCTCGGGACACCGGGCGTCAGGTTGGCGACGATCTGACGGATGCGCGAGAGGAAGAGGTTGGCCGTCGTCTCGGGTGGGCGCCAGGACAGCGTCGCGAGGGCGTCGGGGATCGTGTGGGCGGGGATGCCCTGCTCGCCGATGATGAGGCCCGCTGCCCCGCCAAGGGGATCTCGTCCCGTATAAATATCGTTGATTAGCCGTTCGTTTCCGGTAAGCGGCTCGTGTAGCGCATCGGTGGCCTCTTGCAGTAAGCCGTGAAGCGCGGCAGAAGTCTCTTTGGGTAGCTGGTAAGGCTTACCTGTTTGGCCAGTAGTTTCGATCGGATGCATTTGTCGTCCAAATCTTAAGCGGATCTCGGTCAGCGTTAGGCGTTGTTTCAATCCCAGGAAGCTCGCCGCGCCGCTCGACCATCGTGGATAGCAGTGCGAGCGCGGAAATTAGATCGTCTGAGTTTGAAAGCGGGTATTCGATTAAACGCTGGACCAAGATTTCTCTGCCGGGGAAATCGTTGGGGAAGATTAAGTAGCCCTTACGCATCGCCGTTTGTAAGGACATCAACCGGAAGGCCAGCGACGCGTTGCCGATCTTCTGACCACGGATTTTAACGCCTTTGATCTTACCACGTTCCTCTAGCCAGGGCGCGAACAGAGCTTGGCTGGCGACCTTTTCGATCCAGATGCTCTTGAGCAAGGGGTGACCGGGACAGCCCACCTCTTCGATCCAGCACGCGGCTGCGTCTGCGCCGCCTGGGATCTCCAGCGCCTTGACGGGCACGAAGATATTGCGGTCGGGCGCGAATCCCTTGAGACCGAGTGTGCGGGCCGTCAGGACGCGAACGACGACAATGCCGTTGAGATCACCCTGGGTGCCGTCAATGCGCGCTACGGGGTCGTAGAGGAGGATCTCGGGGCCGCTAGGCAGCTTTTTAAGCAGGAGGTCAGGGTCGGTGGCGGCGGCGACGAGGTCTGGCTCGAAGATGGCCTCTTCGGCTGGGACCGGCTCGCAGAGATACTGGGCCGAGAAGAAGGTGCGGCTCAGGGAGCTTTGCTTCTCTGTAATCTCGGCGGCGGTCAGGAAGGAGGGGCAAAGTGCGTAGGCGCCGTCGGGACCAGGGCCGTTCTTGTCGGCGCGACCGTTGACGGGGTTGGTGCCGTCCCAGACGCCGAAGCGGAACTGGGACCAGTCGGCGCGGCGGGACAGGAAGCTCGTGACGTCTTGGAAGGCCCAGGGGGTGCCGATGTGGTTGATCGGCGAGTCGGGCGAATACATCAGGGGTTCAAGCGCCTCGATGAAGTCGATGACCTTCTGGCGGCGGGTGAAGGTGCGGGAGTTCTGCTCGTTGGCCGGGTCGTCGATTACGGCGCGGGTGGGGTGGTTGCCCGCGAGGTTGGATTCAACTGAGGCGGCGAATACGGAAGGTTCACGTCCCTTTCCGGCGCGTCCACTTATGTTAAACTGATCGGCGGGACCGGACTTTCGGACGTCGCCTTGGAGGGCAAGCCAAGGGAACGCCTCGCGGACGGGCATGAAGAGGCCAGGGAGGATTTCGAGGTCGCCGTTGAGGCGGTCACGGATTTCGCCGACTAGCTTGCGTGCGAGGTCGAGGGTGGCGCAAGCGATGAGGTTGCGAGACTCGGGGTGCCGGAGCAGGTGGTGGCAGGTGTCGATGACCGTAATCATCGTGCTCTTGGCGTGGCCACGGGGGACGATGGTGCTCGTCTTGGGCTGGCTGTGGACGTGCTCCAGCATCCGGCGGTGGAAGGCGCCGAACTTCTTGCGCTCGGAGTTGGGCTCGCCTTTGTAGCCCAGGGCGACACCGAAGGCCACGGGGTCGCTCCAGATGGCTAGGAGCGCGTCCCGTATTTGTGTCGGTGTGTAATCTGAGGCTAAAACCAATACGCCGTTTATACTCCGTGATTCGCCGGGAGAGTGCAAGGGGTAGGGGTGGTCGGCGAGCCGGTGGCCTGGGGGCGGGGGCGGAGCGGCGCGGGGGAAGGTGCCCCGGCCGCGCGGCGTCGGCGGCGGCGCCCGCTACAGCAGTCCGCCGAACCCGGCAGCGCGCAGCAGCGGCGAGATTTTCTGCCGGACGCGCTCGACTCGCTTACGGACGGTGGGCCCGTCGAGCTTGAGCGCCT